GTGAGTATAGCTTCTGATTAATATCATAGAAGCTCTCGGCCGTATAGTCTTCGACCGCTGCTAGTTCTTGCTCTGTAAACTTCTCTGGCTTATAGTAATCAACCAGATAGTTCTGCATTTGCTCAATTTCAGGCATCTTCTGTTTAGTATATGTACCGTAGTCATCTTTACTGGCCGCCTTGAATGTATTACTCTTGACAGCCTTGCTAAATGGAACTAATCTTTCGTTCTGTACGATATGTGTAATTTGCTGTGTCTTTGGATCTTCGTAGCGACCAAATCCAACATATTGCAAACCAAGCTTCTTAGCCTGTGCAGACGCATCAGATGTTGGTTCTATTAGAGCACCACCTAAATCTTCACTGAGATACTCGTTAAACTTCTTCAACATTATGCAAATTCCAATTCATTTTCTTGAAGTTCAAACTTAGATGGAGGTTGTTCTTCTTGTAATGGAACTGAACCATCTGGTGGTGCTAGTTGTTTTGCTTGAGGTGCACCAGCAGGCATTTGGTTCATTTGAGGTGGCCCACCAGCTGCGGCGGCCTGAGCGGTTGTAGGTGGTAGTGCATTAGGATCGATTGGGTTGCCCATAGCATCAACCGGCCCTGTAGGTGCAGCCGATGCTTGCTCTTTGGCAATCTGTTCGTTAATCTCAAGAATATCATCATCTGATTGCTGAAGAACATTCTTACGAACCCACTCCATCGAGTAATAACGCCCAACATAAGGATCAACCACCTGAAGGAGAGTGAGACGATTAGTCATCAACTCAGCTTCTTTTAGTTCTTGGAAGTTGTTGTCTTTCTTAAAGTCATACCATACGTCTTCTTTGAATTCTTTCCACTCTTCTTCGGTACAAATGCGCTTGAGTACTAGCTGTACACGAAGAAGGTCATCAAATAGAATAGAGAACTTGTTGCGAAGTCTCTGAATGAACTTATTGAACTTTAGCTCATCTCTGGTTACTTCTGTAGAACGGCCAAGTGAAAACCCTTGCTGTGATTCTAGTCTTGAAGTAGGAACACCAAGAGACTTGTAGAGCTTCTTTTCAAAATACTTAACGTCTTCTAGTTCACCAAGATTCATACCGCCAGCAAGAGTGGTGATTTCTGTACCTTTCGAACCTTCGCGGCGAGGCAACCAGAAATCTTCAAGCATAGAAAGGTGCTTACGGTCGTCTTTGATTTCACCTGTACTTGAGTCATAAACCAGCTTATTGCGATACTTGGTCATGATATCTTTTAGATACTGTTCAGCTTTGATGGTTGGCATATTACCAACGTCAACATAGAACACACGGCGCTCAGGTGCGCGAGAGAGACGGTAGATAACGGTTGCGTCTTCAACCATTCTTAGCTGGTTGAGTGGCTTGATGGCCTTATGTAGGTAAGAAAGAACCATCGCTCTCTTAGCATCCATAAGCCCTGAATTGACATTTACGATAGCATCAACGGCAATCTTAGCGCCCAAGTTAGAGTGAGCGCCGACAACACCGCGTTCGTTATATAGATAGTATTCATTCTGACGCTTGATGATATCCATACCACTTACTGGATCACGGGTCTTTTGAATCTCACGAATTTTACGGATTCTGCGTGGATCGATATATCTTACTTCTTTGATACCAAGTGTCGGTCTCTTATCATCGATAACGATGTGATAGAACAATCGCCCGTCGATATACCAACGGCGGAATAGGTCATGGCCCATATTACCAAAGTCGAGAAGTTTGAGAATAAACTCAAACTCATCTCTGATCTTCTTTTTAATTTGCTCTGGTTGTTTTAGATCATCAGTGTTTAACTCGACACCTTTACCGTTTTCATCGTTGACGATAGCTTCGTTGACGATTTCATCAATAGCAGTTTCAAGCTCAGGCTGCATAGACATTTCGCGATAACGAGTGATAAGTTCAATCTCGTTACGAACAACACCATCAAGGTCTACATAGGTGCCATAATAGGAACCTGACTGAATGGTAACTGCACCATCATCATTCTGAGGTACAGCAAATGTTTTACTTTGCTCGTCTTGTTGTACTTGATTTTTTTTACGGCTGATCTCAAAACCAAATAAGGTTGCCATTAATAAACTACTCCGAGAAAAGTAGTAGGGAGAGAATCCTCCCTACTATCTTATGTATGTTAGATATTTCTGAATGAAGTCTCAGTCGTATTGCTTTCCCACCACTGATAAGCGAAGGTTACTGCATACTCTTCGATGGTATCATTAGAACCCCAATCTAGTTCGATTGGTGATACGTCGATTGGGAACATACCTACAAGCTGATACTGCTTGATGATGTTACCGGCCTTACCAAACTGAGTAACTACAGCATCTTGCTGATAATCAAGTGAGTTCTGGAATGAAGCGCCTCGTGTATTAGTTACATGAGAGTTCAAACCGTGCATCCACTTTTCGAATGCGTTACGAAGGCGGAAGTCTTCATCGTTGATGATGGTTACTGTCCACTCTGGGAAAGTTCTGTTGCCTGAAAACTTGAGTTCACGGCCAAAGTAGTTAACTGGAATTTGATTTACAGTAGAACCTGGTAGCTGTGCTGCTCTTGCCATGAACGTAAACTTCTCGGTTAGGTTTACGTTATCTTGAACGCCTCCAGGTGATGTTGCACCACCTGAAGAAGCTAGTGTAGGAAAAGTTAGTGTACACTGAAACAGGTTTGGGCGTGCGCCGTCACCTGTTAGCTGTGATCTAAACTGTTGGACATTGAAAGCCATTTGATATTACTCCTTATCTCTATTTATGTTTGTATTAGAAACGACCAACAATAGTCTCGAAGTTCACACCAGTGCGAACAGCAACAAAGTTCAATTGAATGAAGTTGATGCTTCTTGCAGGCTTGATATAGATGTCACCTACAAATTCATTTCTATCGATCACTTCAGGAGTATTATTTGAAGTATCACACACGACACGGAAATCAAAGATACCACGACGACCCTGTACATCACGAAGATATGGTTGTACTAGTGATATGAACTGTGCGCGGGTAAACTCATCATTGAATTCGAATAGTGAATACTTGGATGCTCTTGCAATGGCCTTCTCAAGAACGATGAATAGACGACGTACATTGATGCGGTCGAAAGCTGATGGCTTCGTAAGCATTGTCTTATCGCCATAAAGGATTGTTCCATCACCTTGGAAACTTACGACAGAGTTGACACCAATCTTGTATAGGTCATCGCGATTGCTCTTTGTTGGATTCCATGCAAGCTTTGTGACGTTTTTGATTTGCCCACGGTTGTAACCAGCCGGTGAGAACCAAGGATCGCGCTCAAAGTCTGTGCGAACACAGAGGCCTGCAATATCACCGTTCAAAGGTACCCAACGATAGACATTGTTGTACTTGTCGAACTGATACTTCCAGTTGTTATCCATAAAGGCATAAGAAGAAGCGTTGAAACCGTTTCTTGTTGCGCTGATGTTTGTTACTTCACTACCACTCTTATTAACAACGTCTGTTGATTTAGGTGAGATGAAGACCACACAGTCTCTACGAGTCTCTGCAATATTATCTACAACATACTTAGAAACAACATTTGAAGAGCTGCCTGTCAAGATTAGAGAGATATCTACTGAATCAGAATTCTTAAAGAAATCATATCCTGTCTGTAGGTTTCCATCTGAAGGAGAAACATCTGTACCATTAGCTAGTGATGATGTATATGTAGAACTTGCTGATGCGAATGTTGTGTTTGGTGCCGTATTACCCCAAGAAGCATTGTCACTATTATTCATGGCATACACATACTTAGACTGGTCATTCAGTACGTTTACAAAGTAGTTTGAAGAACCGTCATCATTCTTAGCATCAGAAGCTTTTGATATATACCCAAACTTTTCAAGAATTGTATTTGCTGTACCTGTAATTACACCGTCTTCGTCAACAACTGTGATGTGCATTTCATCATTTGAACCGCTAACGCCTGATACATATGTAGATGTGCCTGGTGCGCTGTTATATTGAGAAGCGTAGTTATATGTGGCAAAACCAGCTGTTGTAGCACAAACTGCAACCTTCAAGCTGTTTCCAAGAGCACCTGGATACTTAGCCGCAAACATACCATATGTGTTTGCATTTGACTTAACATTCAAATATGTAGATTCGTAAGCGTCTCTATTCTTAATCTGTATTCCACTGTTTGCAGACACCGCATTGTTTGATGTTGCGCCTACAGAACGTAGAAGTCTTAGGCTATTACCATAAGCAAGGAAGTTAGCGGCCGTAAAGAATGATTCGTAAGTATTTGCGGTTGGTGTACCGAATGTGCTGGCGAGACCAATTTCATCTGAGATGTTCATAATAACATCTGCTGGCCCCCAACTGAACGAACCTACGAAACCGGCTTGAGTAGAACCTACTGCTGGGATGATTGTAGATAGGTCAATTTCTGAAACATTAACACCTGGTGACAATTGATATGCCATCGTATTTCTCCTTTATATGAAAAGATTACTTTTCTCTGGTTTATTTAGAAAAACAGCAATTTACAGTCTGTGCTTGTTCGAAAGGGTCTCAAATTCCATGTTCTCCATGGTAAACTTAGACCTATCGGTCACCCAGAGGTCACCATCTATCAGTTCAGATTCTTCCGCTGCTGATCCTTGATAGCCAGATATAGCACCGAAAGGTACGATATCGTTGTCCATGATACTCAGTTGTTCTTCTTGTAGCGTTCTGCGAATGTCAGAATTGACACTCTCTTTGAAGTATTTCTGTGCTGAAAGCCAGCCAAAATTCACCAGCGTCATAACAAGGTCGTCATTGTTACCTTCTTCGGCCGCAAAAGAAGCTTTGCTGGCTGAGAAGGTAGTTAGTTCCATAATCGTGTCTTCGTCATTTACTATTAGTTTGTCGTTCTCGATAAGAGATTTGAGGTTCGCACAACCAATCTTCTTGGTCTGTACTGAGGTCTTTAGACCAAACTGCATCTGCTTAGTGAAACCTGGAGTGACCTGCTGCCCGGCTTTACCTTTAGCATTTCGAACCTTGATAAGGTTCTCATAGGCCAATTCATTGTGGAGAATGTCTGCAACCTGAAGCCCGATACTGTTGATTTCGATGAGAATGAAGGCCTCGTTGAATCGTTTGGCTGCTGAGAATATGACAGTAGGAAACAAAAAAGGTGATACCTTATTGTTCTTATATTTAGCCACTTGCCTATACGGTATCTGTGACACATCGATGACTGAGAATGTAGAGTAGTCGAGCCCTTGCCCTTCTGCAACGTCGGCTACCAGCACATAGGTCTTACCAGGTTCCGCTTTCTCGAAGATATGCAGGTCATCAATACGCTCAACCGGAGTATGAAATACCAGAGAACGAATCTTGGTAGGATGAATGAGAGTATTGGTAGAACCGATGAA